ACGATGCTACAGCGGTCATTGCGTTCCCGCTGGCCATGACTGAGTGTTTCACAGTGGTCGCCAACCCTTCCCGGTGGGTGGCGGGGACTGAATTCAACTGCCTGAGCGTGATCAGCTTTACGGGGGCGAATTTCACCTGCGGCTTTTCGTCCAACGGCACGGGGGTGAACAGCGGCGCGGTGCGCTGGATGGCCAAGGGCCGGCTATGAAGCAGGCCCAATGGGAGCCCATCCAGCATCTCGGCATTGTGCTGGACAAGCCACCGGAGGAAGTCCCGCCTGAGGTGTGGACGGGCGGACAAAATGTGAGTTTCCGTGACGGCATGACCACCCGCACGGGGGGCTGGGAGCGCTTCGCTGATCCCCTACCTGTTCCCAGCCCGCTTTACGCCATGAATGTGCTGATCGGCCCGGACAGCTATTGGATGTACATGACGGGCGACAAGGTTTACGTCACCGACGGCACCACGCACTGGGATCTGACCCCGCTGGGCGGGCTAAGCACGTCGGAGGCCGGGGACTGGTCAGGCTGCATCCTCAACGGCATCCCCTGCGTGAATAACGGCAGCGATGCGCCGATGTACTGGGATCTGAACACCAGCAACAAGCTGGCCACCCTCCCAGGCTGGCCGGTGGGCGCGACCTGCAAAGCGCTCCGGGCGACCAAGTATCACCTCATGGCGCTGAACATCACCGAGGGCATCCAGAACTACCCGACGCAAGTGTGGTGGTCTGCTGGTGCCCAAGCCGGCACGCTCCCGGCCGAGTGGACGCCGACCGCAGCCAATGACGCGGGTGACGTGGTGCTGGGCGACACGCCGGGCGGCATCGTGGATGGGCTGGCGCTGCGCGACACGTTCATTGTCTACAAGGAGTTTTCGACCTATGTGATGCAGTACGTCGCGGGGCAGTATGTGTTCACCACCCGTAAGCTGTTCCTGACCACCGGCATCCAGGCGCTCAACTGCGTGGTGGAAGCCAATGGCCTGCACTGGCTGTTCACCGGCACTGACGTGGTCCGCCACGATGGCCAGAACTATGTCAGCGTGGTGGACGAGAAGGTCAAGCGCACCCTCGTCGAGAGCATCGAGCCCGGTAAAACCAAGATGTGCTGTGTCGAGAGCCGGATTCTTAACCAGCAGGTGTGGGTGTGCATTCCCGAGGCAAATCAGGAGTGGCTGACCAAGGCCTATGTGGTGGATGTGGTGAGCGGTGCCATCGGCATCCGTGAGCTGCCGAACATCGCGTCAGTGTGTCGCGGCATCGTGGCGGGTGGTGGTGCCGGCAATAGCTGGAACGCTGACCCCAACCCGTGGGCCAGTGACGTGACATTCTGGGACCAGCAGAGCTATAGCCCGACCCAGGACAGCATGCTCATGGTCGATAGTGTTAACGCCCATCTGTTCGCCGTGGATACCATCGACACTGCAGACGGTGCCCCGGTGCATGCCTATGTGGAACGCCTCGGCGCGCCGCTGGGCAGTTTTATCAGCCATAAGGTGGTGACGGCGCTGGTGCCCCGGATCGAGGGCGAGCCGGGTGATCTGCTGATGATCAGCATGGGCGGTCAAGCCTGGTTCGGTCAGCCGATCAGCTGGGGCACGCCGCAGCCGTTCGTAATCGGCCAGACGGTGGGCGTGTCCGATATCGTCGAGGGGCGGTTGCTATCGGTGCGCTTCGAGGGCACGACGAACAGCGTCTGGAAGCTCTACAAATACTCGGTCAAGTATGCCGAGATAGGGGAGCTGTGATGCCACGCATCGACCGAAACCGCAGCCTACCGCTAACCTACCGGCCCAGCCCGCCCCCGGCGCCGACCAGCAGCCCCGAGGAAATGATCCGCGCCACTTGGGAAGAACTGCAGCGCATCAGCCTGAGCCTGAGCGATTACGACCGGCCAGTAAGTGTGAGCGTGCAGGGCGCCGATTTGATCCAAGTCGGCCCGACTGCCACTTACAACGTGCTGCTGGACTCCAGCCCTACGGTGAGGTGGGAGCGCCCCGGCGATACCTTCAACCCAGGCACGGGCATCTATACCGCGCCCCAGGAAGGGCTGTACCTGATCATGGGCAGTCTGGTGTCAGATCCTTTCCCCGCGCCGGCCACGCGCAGCTATCAGGTGCTGCTGCGGATCACGCATACCCCGCTGGGTGGCGCGCCGGTGCAGTATGTGTTCGGCGGGGGAGGGGTGGATGACCAGTATGTGACGGCCACGGCCAACGTACTGCTGGCGCTGCAGCAGGGCGACACGCTGCAGTTTGCGGGTGCTGGCGTGCACCCGAGCAAATCCGGTAACAACAACGTCAGCGTCTGGATGAACATCGTCCGTGAGTCGGGGCTAGGCAATGCAGATTGACGTGATCGAGCCGCATCAGGTGAAAGCCATCTGGCCGTACATCCGCCACCACATCGACGCGGCCCAGCGCCGTGGCCCGACTGATATGACGGCAGACGAAATCCGGGGCTATTGTCAGTCAGATGAAAGCTGGCGGCTGCTGGTGCTGGAGGAGACCGAAGCGGCGGCGGTGATCCGCATTATTGACGACCGGCTGCATGTGGTCAGTCTGGGCGGCAAGCTGCGCAAGGGCTGGCCCTTGGAGTTCTTCGATTGGCTGGCCAGTGCGGCCAAGTATCTGGAGCTGCCGGTGATCACCCTCGGCGGGCGCAAGGGTTGGAACAGGGTGCTGAAGCCGCTGGGCTTCGTGCCGATTGGCAACGGTTATCTGGGAGCGCAAATCAAATGAGTGTCGGCGGCGGCAAGTCGAAGTCCAGCAGCAGTCAACAGAGCGCAAGCGAATCCAAGCAGTTCGGCACGGATATCTGGGGACCGCAAAGCCCCTACCTGCAGGATCTGTACGCGCGGGCGCAGAGCCAGCTGGGCCAGCAGGGCGGCATTGATCAGGCCAACCAATTCCAGACCGGAGCCAGTAACGCCCTGGACTACAGCCAGCAGGTGCTGCGCAACAGCAACCAAGCGCTGGGCCAGTTCCTGCAGCCGGGCCAAGATCCAGCCGTCAGCGCCTACGCGACCAATCTCGGCCAGCAGTTCCAGGAGCAGTTCTTACCGGGGCTGCGAGGTGACGCGGCATTGGCCGGTGGGCTGGGGGGGAGCCGCCAGCAGATTGGCCAAGCCTTGGGCGCGCAGAGGGCCATGCAGACGCTGGGCGACTTCAGTGCGCAGACCTACGCCGGCCAGCAGGAGCGGGCGCTACAGGCCGCACAGGGCATCGGGCAGAACGCGCTGGGGTTCCAGAACGCCGCCACCGCGGGGATGGGCATGGCGGATTTTGCCCGATCCATGCCGTGGTACAACCTGAGCCAGTTCCAGGGGCTGCTTGGCGCGCCGGTCATGCGCGATCTGGGCGGCTACAGCACATCAACCAGCAGCGGCAAGTCTAAGTCGGGCAGCTTCAACTTTAACGCCGGACTGGGTGGGGGTTAATCATGGCCGGTCTCCTTGAAAGCGATCTGGTGAAGTTCCTGGCAGCGCCGCGTGCCTTCTACCGTGATAAGCAGATGCTGCAGGCGCAGCAGCAGTTTCAGGGGCTGCTGGGATCCGAGCTAGGCCAGGAGTTGCAAGGGCCGCAGCAGCCCGGCCAGGGCTCGCTATTGGGCCTGCGTGAGCCTACCCCGCAGTTCTGGCTGAAGGCTGCCGCGATTCCGGGTTATGAAGGTCTGGCCGGCCAGCAGCTGGCCATAGGCGCGCAAGGTGGCCAGCGCTTGGCGGAACAGCAGGCGCAGCAGCAGTGGGAGGCGCAGAACATGACAGCGGCCCAGCAGGCGCAGCTGGGGCTGCAACAGCAGAAGATCGGCCAGGACTATGGGCTGGCGCAGCAGGATCTAGCCCGGCGCTGGTACGGCACCGAGGCGAGTGCTGGTGCCGCTAACGCCAGCGCTGACCTGAGCCGTGCCCGGCTGGGTGGCCAGCAGCAGAAGCAAAGCCTGCTGGCCGCGCCGCTGTACCAGCAGCTGCCGCCCGCCGAGCGCCTGAAGGCGACCCAGGAGCTGTTCACTGCCGATACCTGGGCGCAATCCGCCCTGGACGTGGCGGACTGGATTGAGAAGCGTGCCCCCGGATCTGCCTTGCCGGCCATTGGTACGGCTGAGGCTGACGCCTTCAACACCGAATGGCAGAGCAGTGCCAAGCCGGCATTCATGCAGATTCTCAACACGGGTGTGCTGCAGGGTAAAGAGGCCGAGGAAATAGCCGACATTATCGGCCAGCCCGCCGACAAGATGCTGACCAAGAGTCAGATCAACGTCATTAAGACGGTGGCGCGCAAGGTGCAGGATCTGCGGGGCGACCGATACAAGGCGCTGGGGCTGCAGGCGCCGGCCCAGCAGGTGGGT